TTGTTTAATTGAAAATATATAGAGAATGGCAGACAACATTAGCGTCAATGTAACAGATAAGACATTGACAACTCAGCCTGGTTCGGTGGGCTTGAACACTCAAGTTCCCGGACAAGCGACAACCGTAAGTGGTGCAGCGGAAGCCACTGGCGGAATTGGCGCTGGTCATTTTGTCGAACGTGACATTGACCAAAATCTACTTAAGTTTTACTCTTCTACACACTTGTATGACTTGGCTCTGACTGCAAAGAATGTTCCAGTATCCTCTCCAGAGGTGGAACATTACATGATTGACGACCAACGTCCGTTCCTCACTGTGAAGACGAAGTTGGAGGAGAGTTCAGCCGCACAAGTAACCCTTCCTCTTGAAGCTAGAGATGCAAACTTTGCTCGTCCTTATTCTACGCTTCTCGTCCCCAGTGTCGCAGGATATGCTCCTGACGGTAGAACCAGAACTCCTGGTTACCCTTTGATGCTTCTTGTTAAGGGTATTTCAGATGAAACTGGTAACCCCATTGTTCATGCGATGAACGGCAAGAAGACTAATCCTAGCGACGAGATTAGTACTGTTCCAGAAATTCCTGCAGGAGCGAAAGCCTACTTGTTAAGCACTGCGCTTTACGAAACTCAGAAGGAAGTAGATCCTGACTTGTTCCTTCCTGCTCCTACCAATGTCTATCTGCAAAAGCGTGGGTTCAACAATATTATTTCAGACTATTACGAAGCACAGAAGAAGCGCATCCCTTTCACAAAGGCATTGATTGCAGAGCAAGCTATCCTTAATTTCAAACGCAAGGGAAATCGCACCTTCTGGGCGGGTCGCGCTGGAAAAATCAAAGTGGACACCCCTAAGGTTGGTATGCAGATTTTGTACACTACGGAAGGAATTCGTTGGCAAATGAAGCGTGAATTGCGCCACGTAGGCAAGTGGACGATTGAGGACTTTATTGCGCTTGCTAAAATGTTCTACACAGGAAATGATAAGCCAGAGTCTTGTATTGCCCTCGTGGGTAAGAATTTGCTGGAAAGCATTCAATGCATCGACTACTCAAAGCATCCTGAGGTAAAAATCTCCACAAAGGAACATAAGGCTGGATGGAAGGTTACTTCTATTCAAACAGTGTTTGGTGACATCGATTTGAAGTATGAACCAGTTCTTGATGAGCTTGGTTGGTCCAATAGTGGTGCTTTGATCAGCCTTGACCACTTGGTTCGTTACGTTCGCACTAGTGAAAAGAGTTTCGATGAAAACATTGAAGGCGAAGAAGCAAAGCGTAGTGGCGTGATTGTCTGGGATGCTGTTGCCCTGAAGGGTAATTGTCATATCTGGGTTGATGGAGAAGGCGTGACAACTCCTATGGATGGAGTCCAGAATATCGACATCTGGCGCGATAGCACAGCTCCTAAGGGTAAAGACCTTGTTGTAGGTCGCATTTACTACCTCCAACAGCCCGTTGCAGAAATCAACGCTACCGCAGCTGAAGGTCAGATGTGGCAGTGGACTGGCACTGTGTGGAAGGAAGTCAGAGGTGATTTCCAAGGTTAGTGTAGGCTTTCCTTGAGTAGAACTAATGACATTGACAGCCGCGAGTTCATCGTGATATATTCGGGGGACTCGCGGCTATATTAAATCGTTTATATGAAATCATTAAAAGTATATGGAGCCCCAGGTCTCCTAGAATGGAATGTTTGCCTTGGCGATAGTGGCGTTCGCTTGCATCTGCACTTCGACCACGGTTCTCAAAGCGCATTTGGCGCATCTCCTGCGGAATATAGAACCGATAGCAAGTTCAACCAAACTATCATTGAGCAGTCCAGTTACTTCAAGGAGGGTCGAATTGTGCTTCTCGATGAGGTTGTTCTTGAGGAGGAAGAGAACGACAGCTCTGTGTCTTCTTTTGCCGAAAGTGAAGAGCAAGCATCGGAAGCTCAAGAAGAAGCTCAGCCCAAGTTGGAAATGAAAATGAGTTTCCCCTCTGTAGACGATGCACGAGAATACGCTGTTGAAAAGCTGGGTGTTGCTGCTTCGTCTGTGCGCAGTCGTGCGGCTTTGGAAAAGGCACTTGCTGACGCAGGGGTGGTGTTTGAAATTCAGTAAAAAAGAATAGAGATGCAGTTGAGCCTAAAGCAACTTGTCCGCGATGTGCGCGTGGCGATGGATGAAAACGTGACTGACGATGGTCTTCAGTTTCTGCGTGAGGTGAACACTTTGACGTTAGACGAGGTGATTCGTCGCCAAGTGGAGCCTGCTGCGCAGCTTGTCCTATCTCGTGCCGATGTGCGATATTTGGAGGGCGGAAAGTCGTTTTTAGGCGCTGCTGTGTCAAGGATGGAGCGTGGAGTGGGTCGCGTTCAGCTCCCTGCGGATTATCTTCGTTTCTTGTATTTCCGAATGTCTGATTGGGACTATGGTGTGACAGACTACATCACCCCCGATGATGCGCTCTATCCACAGCAGTTTAGCAGATGGGCAGGGGTGAGGGGGAATCCTCATCGACCTATTGTGGCTATTGTGCCTTGCGAAGATGGTATGTGCGTGGAATACTTTACCTCTAACGGCAGTGTGGCAGATGCGCGTTATGTGGGCATACCTCGCTTGCAAGGGGCAGAAGATGATTGTACCTTAGACTTCCCCTCTAAACTTAAGCACGCTTTAATCTACATGACTGCCTCTTTGTCTTGTCAAAAACTAGGTCAGGCGAACGAAGCGGAGGCTCTTTCATTGAGCGCGAATGCCTTGATGGGCGGAGGGCTTAATCCTATCCGCTCCCGTCCTGCGGCAATTCCACCCAGTGTTGCTGCGCCAGAAGAAGTACAACTATCATAAATTTTAGAAGATGGCTGACACGTGCCCTATAGATAAACCCTGCGAATGCTTGGATGGTCGGAAGGACTTCCCGAGCGAGGTGGGTGGCGATGTGGTGATACGTGGCAATCTCACGGTGTTTGGTGCGGTGGGGGCTGCGCAGGTGCATTTGGTGAACACTGATGCCTATGGAAGACCTATTGTTTCGATAGTTGATCGAGGGGCTTGGCGGAAAGATGCGCTGTATTACCACGCCGCGATGAACCCCGATAGTGGTGTGCTGGAAACATCGGACGTGTGGCACTATGGTTGTCGGTGGCGGTGCATGAAGACGGGTACGCGAACTGAGCCGAAGTGGAACTCTCCAGACTGGCTGATGATAGAGGGTGATGCGCGCTTGGAGGTGGGATTTGAGGAAAAGGAGCAACTCTATGATTTGGACCACTTTGAAGCACGGCTCACGCTTACAGTTCGGTTGTATGGTAGAGAGATTGTGGATGAGCTTCCGCAAGGTGCTATTCGCTGGTCGCGCTATTCGGAGAGTTCGACCACTGGCGCGCGAGAAGCGAGCGATGCGGTGTGGAATGCGCGGAATCAACACGCAGGGAAATCCATAACGCTGGGCATCGAAGACTTGGATTTGGAAGATGGTCAGATGCCACAGCTGATAAGGTTCACTGCAACAGTGCGAGTGGATATGGGCAGCGAAGAAAAGCCCCAATTAAGAAACGTGAGTTTCCAATACTAGAAGTATGGCTGTACAACATTTTGACATAATAAGAAAGCCTTTTTCCTTCCGTGAGGGAATTGTGGTGACGAGCAGTGTGACCGACCAACAACTCTATGATGGTGCGGTGCACACTCCTGATTACACCCTTGCTCCGCTTGTGTTGTCGCCTTATGTCAATGTGAGCGACCAAGAGGGCGATGTGAGTGGAAATGCTTTGTCGCGCTTGACCAACTTGAAGTGGACGCTTGTAGAGGTGGGAGGTCGCAAACGCGAGATTCCCTCTAGTGGAGACGCTTATTTTAGTTGGGAGAAGGCAGGCGGTGAGAATGCTGGTCGTCTGAAGGTGATGCAAAATGCAATGCCCGAGAGCGCGTTGACGCTTGTATTCGAGGCAGATCATGTAGACAAAAGAACGCTTGATGTTCACCACGTGCAAATTTCTCACGTGGTGAGATGCCGAAACGCAGCTGCTGCCCCTCCAACCCTTCTTTTAGACATCGCTCCTCAGTCTTTTTATAACCCGCTGAGAGATGAACCCGCTGTGGAAGTTCATCCTACTTTGGTGGTGAGTGGTCAAACTATGAACCAGTCAGACTTAGAAACTAAGTGGGAAGTGCAAATCGCAGGGGCGAGAATGGATGACGCTCCTGTTTTTGTGGAATGGAACCACTCGTCCGTGAAAAGAGGGGTTGTTGCTTTATCTGCAGAGGGTGTGCTTAGTGTTCATCGGTCTAAGGTGACGAAGGTGATAACAATTAGATGTCGCTGTCGAAAGAAGGGCACTTCAGTTTGGACTGATAGAATTTTCAGTATCACTCGTAGAATCCCATTTTTGAAAGACCCTTACTTTACTGCGGTCCCAACTAACGTCAGCAGGCAACAATACTATTTGAATCCTCGGGCAGTGGTGGAGGATACGTCTGGCGTTGTGCCGAACCCTGACAGGGTGTTGTCTTTTGACTGGTGGACACAGCGCGGCACGGCAGATGGAGGTGCGACTTGGGAATTGCACGATGAGCACACCTCTACTCCAACAATACCTACGAATTTCATTGACCCAATATACGGTGGCAACCTCCGCTTAGACTGGAGAGATAAAGGCGCAACAGATTAAAACGAATAGAACATGGCTTTTTACATCAAAGTATCGAAGATGGAAGCGGAGAAACGCAATCTCTGCGAACTGAGGAATACGACTTCTGACGGTTGTTACTTGCTTTGGCAGGAAGACTTGCGAGGAGATTGTCCCTCGATGGAGGAGGAGGAACTTCGCAGAGTTGTGGGGGCGCTGGGCGGTTTGGTGCTCAATCCTCAAGAGGCGCGCGAAGAGCGCGTGGGAACTCGCAGTCGTGCTTTGCCTAAGGTAGATGTTAGTGCTACTTCTCAGCCTAATACATCAGCGACTTCTGCGGATGAGCATCCCGATACAGCATCGCACGAAGTGACTGAAGGTGGAGAGAATGCAAACGACCACAAAAACGAGGAGGGACGATAATGGCTACAGCGAGTGCATCAAGAACGATTAAGGTGATAGACCGCGGTGCGACTTTCACTTGTTTCATCTATTCGCCATCTGGTGATGTGTTTCAAGAATACGATGGCGATGCTTGCTATCCCAACTTTGAAGCGTCGAACCTGCAGCAGGAGGACAAGCCAAAGTTAATGCTCATTGTGACTTCCTCTCGTGCTTCTGAAGGTGTGATTTCTGTTTCTCGAAATGATACAGAATTTTTCTTCAATGGTCAGAAAATCCAATTCGGAAGCAACCTTATTTCATCTGGATTGGTGGGGAATGTCATCTTAGACAACAGTGTGAGTGGTGCATTCCAAATCGTGGAAGAGGAGAACGAACAGCACAAGCGTGTCATCGGATTGCGGATTCTGAAGAATCTCGTTCCTATTAGCGGACGTGCGAGTATCTCTATCACAATGAAAGCGCGTGTGGTGGTTGGCACTCACGCGGATGTGGTGCAAGCTACTTACACAATTCCTATCACCCCCTATACTGGCGCATCCTACAAAGTTGTGATTGCTCCTGGCAATTTAGGAAATTACCTTATTGCTTCAAAAGGAGAGACGTGCCGTTTGCGCGCAGTCGTTTACAAGCAAGGTGTAGAAGTTAAGGACAACGATTTTACCTATACTTGGCAACGCGTTACGGCAAATGGTTGGGAAGTCTTTAATGGTCTGCAGAATAGCAAGTCCAAGGAAATTGACGTGCGAGATACAGACGTGGAGACGCAGGGCATGTTTCGTGTGTTGGTACACAAAGGCAGCAGTTTTATTGGAAGCGATGTAGAGATGGTGCTTGATGTGAGCGACCCTTACGAGATTGTTTGCAATCCCAATCGCGATGAGGTTATTGATCTTGCAGACCCTACAAAACAAAAGATTGTCTATAGTCCAAAAGTGGTGACCCGCGGTAGCACGTCTGGTGTGCCAGGTTATACGTTTCGTTTCTTGCTGATGGATGGCTCGGGCAATCCTCTAAACAAAGCGGACGACACTATTCCAGACACAGACTTCACAAGGCGTTCCAAGAGTTTTGAAGTACTGCTTTCTCATGCACAGCAATCGGGTGGTGATATGGTGTTGAATATCATTGCAGAAAAAGAATAATATGGGACTTTCATCTTCTCGAAATATACAAGTCGTTCGTGCTGCTCGTGGAATAGAGCGTATAGAGATTTACTATGTGACCACTCGGATGTCTGAGGGGTTGACGGCTGGTGCTATAACTTCTGATGGGCGCGCTTGGTATCGAGAGAAATTCCATGCTCCTACTGAAGCATATCCCTATGCTTGGCGATATAGTAAGACCTATTTCTCCGATGGCACTACTCAAAATTCTCCGTGTGAGTTGATTGGGGCTTATCAATCTGGAGTTAACCGCAATTTGTTGGATGATACAGATTTTCTAAGCGACAGCCAAATGGGGGCATGGAGCGTTCAGTCTGTTTATGCTATCAAGGAGGAAAACCCGACCTCTACAGACAACCCTAATGAAAAGCCTGGCACTACGGATAAACCTAATGTAAAACCTATCCTTACAGATAAGCCTAAGTTGATAGGAGTTCAGGGGGCATTTAATGGTAGAAAGCAATTTAAGGGGCAGAATTACTACTCGTCTATGATTGCAGAGCCATCGTCACGTGTGTACTATCGCGAAATACTGCAACAAGAATTATTCTCCTCTAATGGGCTGTTTTCTCGAATCGAAAAGAACTCGTGGTATACTCTTAGTTTTTGGGCAAAAGGAACTGGGTATAATTACAGCGAAATGCACTTGACAACCTATCTTTATCCGAATCTTATAAACCCTAGTGAAAAAGCGATTGTTAATGGTAATTTCGTAAAGCTCCCTGGGGATGGCTATGTAGACTGGCAGCTCACTCGCGATTGGCAGTTCTTTACACTAACCTTTAAGACTGGTTCATTGGCTGGGAATGACATTAGAAATCTGTTGTTCCGTGTGTTCCCCCTTGAGTATCGTAGAGAGCGTGAAGTTCATATTTGTATGCCTAAATTAGAGGTAGGCATTGTTGCTACGCCCTATGTAGCGAGTTCTAGGAGTTATGGTGTGACAGCGCGCTATGGTGACTGGCGTGTGTTGTCGAATTATATGGCAGGTCGCGCAGGCGATTTGTATCATGATATAGTTTCTTACAAAGGTAAATATTATGAATGCCTTGTTTCTCACACTTCAGACGCGAACAATTCTCCAGATAAAGCTCCGAGAATATGGAGAGAAGGCGAACAAAGAGAGTTTACAGCTACGAATCTGTTTTTTGCGAAAAAGACTTTCATCGAGAACGCAGTAGTTCGGCATCTTGCGACGGATGTGGTTGGCGAGGAGCGCATAGAGGCGAGTGGAAGTAATTTTTCTATATTCGGCAAAGGTATGAAACATCCGAGTATCGTGATAGGTTACGAAAAGGATGAAAGAGAAACGGGTGAACTTGACGAGAAGGGGCAAAAGAAAAAGGTGGTCGTTAGTTCAGTTCCTGTTCTTCGATTCCAAGATGGCAATACTGGCGAACCGTTGTATGACTTAGGTCCTAATGGAATGCTGTTTAATAACTCTAAGAGTGTTCCTCACAGTTGGCAGTCTCTCTCCCTTATTCGTTTGACCGAAAAGACTACGGTGCAATCTTTAGTGAGATGGGTAGTTGGTGAAATAAATAAAGACTTAAACTCCCGTGTTTATGTGGACAACCACGCTACGGACTTCCCCAGTAGAGACTTCGACTATGGAAAGTATGATGGAGATGGGAATCTGCTAACCTCGGATACGATGTATGAGCGTTTTGCAAATTCTCATTCTATTAAGTTGGGGTATGGCGCAATTTTCCACGAGGGGTATTCGGTTCTTTCAAATGGCTCTGGTAGGAGTGAGAAAAAATACAAACTATCTAATAACAGTTTGCCTGATGATGTCTATGACGGTCGTGCTTTCGAGTTTGACCCCAATACTGTTCAAGAGCCTGAGGAAGAGAATGGGTGGAAGATGCTCTCTCCTGAAAAGTTGTACGAAACTGTGGGTCTCCCTGTCATAGACGATAATGGTCACCGTGCTGTGGTGTTGCATGGATGGTACTGTTCAAGACGTCAAATACCACGACGAGAAGAGTATTGCACCTATCCGACGACACTACGTGAAGAACCTGTCTATGGTATTGAAATCGTGCGATATGATGAAGGGTATATCGTAGAGCGCAAAAATATCTATTACAGCGATAGTGCGCAAGACAAAGGGCTTTATACAGGAGTTCCTAGGGCTGCCGTATTACTCGATTGGATGGAGCATGCAGATGTTCCGTTGTGGGAAGCGGATACTATTAGCTTGAGGAATGAAGAGTGGCGAAGGAGATGGGGTTTAGGATATTAAAACCTAGGTTATATGAAAGAGTACAGAATACGTATAAACCCTTCTAGGGTGTTGGATGAAGTAAGCGAAAGTTCCGCTTATATTGGTGCCAAGTCTTCAGAGTATGAACGAGTGGGTATTTTGCAAGATGACGCAGACTTCCTAAAGAAACACTTTGATTCTTCTGCATTGTACTTCGTCAATGCTCTGAAAGACGTGATTTCAGAATCGTGGTCTCAAGAAGAAGATAGTGGGATGTGTAGTTTGGGGCTTAGTTTGCCAGACGCATTCCCACGTGAACTGTCTTCTGAATTGGAACGGCACGCAAATGCCTATTTCGTCAATGATGTGCTAGCGCGTTGGTTGGTGATACTTTCAAGAACTGACGCAGCATATTATAAATCGCAAGCAGAATTAGAATTAAACTCTCTGCGTGAGCAGGTGTATAGCAAGACGCGTCCTCGTAGAGAGTGGTTCAAACAAAAATAAAAAAGCAATGGCGAAAAAGGACATTACTATTACGATTTCGGTGCCCGATGTGGTGTTTGAAATCTATAACGACAGTTACCTTACCGGAAAAAGCCGAGTGTATGAAGGTCGTCCAGATTTGATTGCAGCGATGCAAGCTGACGAGGATGAAGACGATGTGGGTCATATCCAACGTAGTGTGTCTTCTGCGTGGTCAAAGCTGAAGTTGGCACTTTCAGAATATTTGGTGGATGGAGGAACTACGGCAGATAATGGACTATTAGATATTAAATCTACGCAGACATTTAGTTTGTCTATGCCTTCAAACTTTAATGAAAGTGCACGTAGTACTATTGCGGATTGCATTCATCGTTACTTAGTCTACTCTTCGCTTTTCGAGTGGTTTTTGGTAACGAACAAGACAGATGCGAAAGAATATGGAGAAATGGCAAATGGAGAACTTGTGTTATTGCAAGCAGCCCTCGCAAAGCGTGTGCGTCCCCAGCGAGGTTAGTTCGTGTTGTGGAGGTTGTGCCGATAGGTATCGCACAGAAAATGCGACAAGCGTTCAGCAGTTGAGGTTCTCTTTTAAGAACCTACTGTATAGCATAGAGAATCTTGCTTACGTTGAGGGTGATGTGATGCAGTTGCCGTTAGATCATGAACACGCAAGGCATCCAGTTATTGATGTGGGGCAAGATGGTAACAGAGACCGCGTTCGTAGGGTGCTTGACTTAGCGTTTGCGGAAGTTACTGATGCTTTATTCCCTTATACTAAGCGTAGACTGGAAGAAGGCGCAGTGCAGCGTGATGACCTAGTAGAAACAGACGAATATGTTTTGGAGTTGTCAGTACCTATTGAGTTTTCTGAAACAACTCTTTTGTATTTGGAGCGTTTGATACACGAATACGCAGTTGCTTGTGTCTTGTCTGATTGGATGGCTATCACCAACCCGAGTGCAAGAGAGAGATGGGAGGTGCGTAAGGTGGAAGTCTTAGCAGGCATAAGAGATAATTTGGGTGGTCGTATGAGAAAGCGCAGACGCAAGCCCAGTGTTTTTTAATTCAAAATTTATATAGAGATGTACGAAGAAAGAGGTAAGACGTTGCCCGATGGTCGTATCGAGGTCATTGTGAGTGACCCATCTACGGGACAAGAGGTGGTGAGATACTACAGTCCAGGGGCGGAACCCAAGGTGAGTTTGGGTGACCTAGTGTTGAAGGGTGGTTTTTTGCGTGATGAACTAATGCCTCCTAGCGTAGCAAAGAAGGACGACTTAACTCCATTGGCAACCAAGGGAGAGCTGCGAACTGCGACGAACGGATTGTTGGCTCGCTCAGAAGTGATGGATGGTGATAAGATTAAAACATCTTTGCTTCCAGTTCCCAATGTTACAGCAGCAGATGGCAGTAGTCTTTTGGGCTCTGATGGGAAGATTAGACATGACTTGCTACCCGAAGGCGCAGGCGGAAGTGCGGAGGGTGGAAGCGTTGATTTGCAACCCCTAGAAAACCGCGTGGCAGCACTCGAAGCGAAGCCCGAAGCAGAACACGTGGATTTGAATCCTTTGTCGGAACGTGTGGCAGCTTTGGAGAACGCGCCAAGGGTGGTAGACAAGTCGCAGGAGGTGACAGCGTTGCAAGGGGATGTTTCTACTTTGCAAGGGACGGTGGCAGAGCATACTACTAGCATTGCAAGTAACGACAGACGCATCACGGCACTAGAAAGTAGACCAGCCCCCGAGAGTGTGAACTTGCAGCCCCTCAACGAGCGCGTGACAGCGTTAGAAGGGAAGGCAAACATTTTGGGAGAGGACGGCAAGGTGAAGGCTGACCTTTTGCCCGATAGTTGCAAGGGTGAACATTGCGAAGCGCAGCCGTTACCGAGTGATGTGGTGAGAACCGCGGACATTGAGGACGTGGTGAGAAAGTCGGAGCTTTTCGACAAGGCACACAATATGATTTTGCCCGAACTCATCCCCGAAGCGGAAGTGGCAGTGAAGTGGTTGAAGGGCAAGGGACGACCCGACAAACCCGAAACAACGGAAGGCGTTATTCTTGGTGACGAGGAGGAATGCACGCGCTATCTCTCCACGGATGGTGCAGGCACCGGCGCGTTGGAATGGGAAAAACGCGGTGGAGTTTGGCACGTGGTGAGAGGTGATACTGGCTGGAGAGAGATTGAAAACCCTCAAAAGTATTTCGGAAAAATCAGACTGCGTAGAGTGGATGACAGAATTTCGTTGGAATTTGGAGGAGGTCAATTCGATAGCTTTGGAGTAGTAAAACTTTCTAAATCGGCACAATCCGAATACCCAGAAGATAAAAGATTCAGTGCTAGAATACTCCAGCTTCCCGACGGTTGGCGCTCCTGCACAAACGCCATCAATCAAATCTTTGACGACACTGCGCGCACGCAAATCGGCATGGTTGTTATTGGAGGTATGCGTGATGGTGCCGGGAATGTCGATATGCGCTTTGCGAAAACGGTGGACAGAGAAACAGACTTGAAACTTTTGCGTGTGGGTATTGTGACATTCCCAACAGTAGACGAGTGGCCTACATCTTTGATGGGTGTTGCGTCCGCAATGTGTCCCGTATAATTTGACCAGAGATGAATGAAGTATTGAAGACTTTCGTCACGCATTGTGGCAGGTATTGTGTGAGCATGTTTGGGGCTTTGGTTGCGCTTCTGCAGCCGACATTGCCTTTCATCGTGATTTGCACAATCGCCATACTGTTTGACTGCTATACGGCTTGGTCGTTATCACGACGAGTCAAGAAGAAGCACCCCGAAGCTAATGATGGAAAGTTCAAATCTAGGTATGCAGGTAGAGTGTTTGTAACGCTTATAAAGGTGTACTCCGTGACCGTCCTTGCATATCTGATGGAAACCTATATCTTCGAGGGATTGCCCGTGAAGTTGACAAACGTTGTAGCTGGAGCAGTGTGTTTTTGGCAATTTTGGTCGATGTTGGAAAATGAAAGCTCGTGCAACGATGCTAAGTGGGCGAAGATAGCGCAGCGCATTCTTGTCGATAAGACGGCGAGACACTTTGACATTGACTTAGACGAACTAAAAGAAAAGAAAGAAGGAGAATCCGAATAACACAACAGAGTAAG